ATCAAAGTATCGTGTGACTGTTTCACTCCATGTCTCACGTCTTTGTTCATCTTCTTTCCACCTTGCATAACGAGATAACGCTATGAAGTTCTGGTAGTCTGTTGGTAAATGGTTACTTAACATATCTCTCACTCCTGTGTTGTTTTAATAGATTTAATTTCAGCACCATCAACATCATAGAAGTATTCACGTATAGCATCTTCTATCTCTATGTCAACATTACCATCTGCTGGTACGGGGTACTCCTCTGGGTCAATACTTAGTGTCAGGAAAACTTTAACTCTGGTCATCATATAAGCCCTCTACTTCTTTTGTTAGAGCCTCTAAGTACCACTTAGCTTTCTCCAAATCTTGTGTGCCATTCTTATATCTGTACCGCCACAAGTACTTCATTACATTACCTTGTAGATAGAACTCAAACCCCTCACCCAGCGCAGCACGAAGGGCATCAATACATTCTATACCTGATGCATTGTAGTGTGGTGGACTGTTGACCATATCAACATTACCATATGCTTCTTTAGCGGCTTGCTCTGCCAGTTCCATCTGCTTCATGTACTCTTCGTGTCTTAGCTGGTTCATCATGCACTCCCCTTTGTAGTTGTACCAAATCCAATAGTTATAACATTATCTTTTCTGTCAATAACTCTACCAGTATCTTGTACCACATTCGTGTCAGGTTCGTCAAGCAAGTTAGATACAAATTCATGTGCTTGTTCACGCATTTCTTCATTCATTTCCATGATAGGAACAGTTGCCGCTACCATACTGCAGAAGTGTATAAGCTGAGAGTAGTCATCATCATCATAACTGTTATCAGGTAATGTGACTACAGATAAGTCTACTTCACCATTCCATTTACCAGCCTTGTCTTTAAATGGTCTGATACGTATTACAAAGTCGTCATCTAAAAGCTGTGTGTCATTAATAGTTCTGTCCATGTTATCTACTCCTTTTCACTTTGTTACCTCTAAACTTTATGAAGCTATCGTGATTGTTCTTACCCTTTTCCTTTAACCAATCTTCTGGAATGATGCGGTCATAGTATAAGAAATTATACTTGATGCACCACTCAGCATAGTTAGACTTAGCACCCTTACGTAGCTTAGACTTGCTGTTAGTAAACACAAAGCGTATATCCAACTTAGGATGTTGCTTCTTAATTGCTATATGTTTGCGTCTATCGGCGGCTGTAAACAATCCTTTAGTTTCTATTATGATACCGTTATCCAACACGAAGTCTGGGGTATAGGTGCGGTAGGCTAGGTCTTCCCATTCAATCTTAATACACTCATAACCATAGTTAATATTGCGTTCATTAAGATACTCAGAGACTTTGACTTCTAGCCCACTGCGATACCCATACTTCTTAGCTGCGGCAAATCTCTTTGCGTTAGCCAATGACATCTCCTATGTATGAAACTGTTGGTGGCTTCTTAGCTTGTGACTTAACTGCTGGTCTTTCTGTTAGAGTATCCCAACAATCAAATCTGTATGAACAGAACCTACACCCATCGTTAAGTACTTTATTTCCTGTCTCCTTTCCTCTGAATGTCTCAGGTATTGGTTCAAAGCATCTCTGGAAGTCGTTTGCTTCTACTGTATTAACGGTGTTTTGTATCTTGCTTATCTCTGTGTCTAAGTCAAGACCCGTAGCTGGTACATACTTGAAGTCTCCATTAGCTTTGTTGACTACCCACCAGCCGCCGACCTTCTTGCCGGAAGCCTTTGCATAACCTGCAAGCTGTGACACATAACCAAAGCTGTCACCTTTAGCTAGTGTATCATACGATTCAAACTTGTTAGTATAGGACCAATTAGACGCTGATTTAACGTCATCAACAGCACCATCAATAACGATGTCATATGTTCCATTAATGGATACGTCATTATCCAGTTCCAAAGTAACGTGTTCCGGCTCTTCATATTTAACTCCTGCCTCTTTAAGTAAACCCTTGAACACTGCCTCTACTATATCACCCAGCATCATGTTCATAATGAATGTTGTTGGTAAAGGAAGAGCAACTTCCGGCTTGTTCTTGTCATACCATAGTTGACACGTAGGCCGACCAAGGTTTGACATACGAAGCCGAAAGTCATCACGCTTCTTCCCACTACCGAACTGACGACTCAGTGCATCTTTAATGTCTTCAGCTACCTGTTTAATAGTAGTGTCAGACATAGTGGACTTGCCTTTTACAGCATCGTCCATGTACTGATGTAACGCCAGTTCAGCAGGGTGGTTCATTAAGCTACTTCTTCATCTAGTTCGATGTCAACAATGCTATCAACGAAGTCTACATCTTCTTCAGCATCATGTTGAGCCGCACTCTTCTCTGTCCACATCTTAATGATGTACTCATTGTAGTTCTGAACCCAAGACATAAAATCGCCAAAGCGGTCTTGGTCTTCTTGTGAGAGTTCAAGAGCATTAGTAAGGTCTAGTGAAACAACAGGCAAGTAGAAGCTGTTTCCATTAGGTAACTTACGCTCTTCTGATGAAGCCTTAATCATGTGCTGAACAGGTAAACGCTTCTGCTTACCTAATGAAGCAAACAAATCACCAACACTCTTGAATGCGTCACGGTTCTCTACTTCCCAGATGATGGCTGTCTCATCTAACTCTACTGGATTACCTTTCTCATCCATTGCACCTATCATCTTAACTGTACCAAGCACAACACGGACACGTTTAATCTGCTTGATTAGTTCTTGTGTCTTCTCCGGTAATGCTCTGAAGTCTTTGATGTAACCTGCTGGCTTACCACAATTAAAGCCACCATCATTATCTTTAAGGTCTACGTTAAGTGAATCAGCCATCACTGTCTTAACGTAGCGATTAGATGTACCACCGCTACCCATGACAAACTTCTTGTACATGTAACGCTGTAGGTATGGACGTAGTTCAATTGTAGGTGCGTAGAATGTGCCAACATCCGGGATGTCTAGCTTATACGTACCGCCGGAAACTACTTCCATATTAACGGTCTTACCATTAACATCTGCAGTACCCATGATTGGTGAGTGGTTCAACCGTAGTCTAGCAAGTGTACTAGTCTTTGGTTTAGTTGTAGTCTCATTAGCTATGCCCATAGCTTTCGCCATTGCTGCATAGTTGTTAGTGTCGATAGTCTGTACTGATGTTGTCATAGTTGATTACTCCTTCTATGTGTTTCAAATGAGTGATAGTTATATCACGCAACGTCCTTAGTGTCAAGCCAATTGTCACCTATTTTTGATTCTAATAGTAGTGGCACATTGAATGTGATACCCCAACGTAACGTGATAATATTAAGTAGGTCTTCATTAGTCTGGTTGATTACATCAATGACTTGCCTTTCTTCGTCAGGGTGTACATCAATGACTATTGAATCATGTACTGTGTTTACTATACATGACTGCATACCCTTTAGCAACTTCTCAATATGAAGTAATGCTACAGGTACTATGTCTGCTGTAGCGAAAGACTGTACAGGATAGTTCTTAATCTGCGTAAAGAATGTTACAGTACCATTACGCTTACGTGACACATCAGGAAATGCAAACTCACGCCCTGATGGTGTCTTAATCTTACGAGTGTTTACAGCTTCTGAAGCCAGTCTGGTATGCCATGTCCCGACTCCTTTGTACTTGTCTGTAAAGTGTGTGTAGTACTCTGCTTCCGCTGGTGTTCTGCCGTATCCTGTTGCGCCATAGAGTGGAGCAAACGTATGCGCTTTCGCATCCTGTCTACTCGTAGGCTGACCAGCATCACTAATAACTTTAGCGGTATATGAGTGTACATCAAATCCAGTAGATACTTCTTCAATTGCTACTCCATCTTGTGCTAGGAAAGCGGCGGCTCTAAACTCAAGCTGTGCCATGTCAGCCTCAAGTATCTTGCCGCCTTCCCATCGTGATATAAATACTTTCTTTACAGGAAACGTACCACCCCGTGGCATGTTCTGCATGTTAGGGTTAGCACCTGACAGACGACCTGTTGCAGTGCGGTGTTGTAGTAAGCTGACATGCAACTTACCATCTGACTTAACAAAGTTAGTAATTCCACCAACAAAGGCTGATAGATACGATTCGATAGCGTTAAGCCTACGAACCTTACTTAGAAAGTCTACCGCTACATCCATCCCCTTTCCACGGGCAGCACTCTCAAGCAATGTGATATTGTCTTTACCAGTTGAAAAACCACTGGCAGATGCCCACTTAGCAGAGGGCGGTTTGAACCCTAGTCCGGCAGTATTACCAGTAGGATTAAAAAGATAACCAATAGCGTTACATGACGTACAGCGATTGGGTTTAGCAAATAGTTCTCCATTTATCTTTACCTTTCTAACTTGACCAGAGCCATTACATACAGTGCATTGCTCTGCCTTAGTTTTGTATAGACGTTCTGTACCTGTAGTAATCATACTACGGAAGTCAGAATCATTCATGTATGGGTCAATACGATTACCCCAATCTGCTTTATCAATTACCTTACGACCATAGATAACCCAAGAGAGTTGCTCTGGGCTATTAAGATTAATAGGTGTATCACCCATAAGATTGCGAACATGAGACTGTAATGCATCCTTTAATATCTCCTTCTCTGCCTCGAACTCTGAGCGTACCTCATCTAACTTGTCCATATCTACAGTGATACCATTGCAGTATATTCTAGCAAGGCTAGGTGCTACTTCATTGGTTAGGTCTACCGTACCACGTAGTCCTGCATCTGCTTCACTGTTAAGACGTAGCATCAGCTTATGTGCCAGTTGTTGAGTAGCGTGTAGGTCAGAACTAAGGTACTCAGATAACTCGGCATGAGGTACTTCACGTGTTGTGTAACCCTTGTTGTAGTAATCTTTAAGGGTACTCTGCTTCTTAGTGTCTAACTCATACCGTTCTGCACAAGCCTCAAGAGACAGTGGCTCTTTGATACCACGCTGTAATACATACTCAGCAAGCATCGTGTCGAAGACAGGGCCATCATACGTGAAGCCTGATTCCCATAACCATGTTAGGTCATATGCAGCATTGTGTGCAATAAGTACAGTAGCCTTATCCAACTCAGCCTGTACAATAGCGTGACCATTGGGTGTAGGCTCTGCGTCATTGTGGTCAAAGGTAATTGAGTATTCATTACCTTGGTCATCCAACATACCAATCATAGTAAGAGAATTACTTGCCTCAAATGGGTCAAGGTGCATCTTACCATCTCGTTCTGTTGTTGTATTCTCTACATCAAGTGTTAGTTTCATATTTGTTCATCCTTATAATCTGTGTCATATCAAGTGGTATCTGATAGAATAACTCACCTCTTGCTATATACTTATTCGATACCTCTACTGGTGTCAAGTCTTTTATTTGTTCAGACTTAAACGTAACTGCAGTAGATAGTTCATCATTCCATATGAAGAACAGCGTAGGTCTGTTGAAGAACTTAGCCTTGCGTTGGGGTAACTGGACTGTATCGTAGGGGAATACATCTCCTTTCCACACAGCCTTTACCTCACATTCAACGTAGAACTTACCCTTGCTACTCTCTGCTATTAGGTCTTGACCATAGATGTTAGGGTTCTCCCATATCTCATAGCCTTTGACCTGCATGAACTCCATTGTTCTTACTCGTGCAGTGTTGTCGTAGGTATCATGTAACTCTCTATCAAATTGTTTCTTCATCCTACATACCTCGCTGTCTGATAATCTAATTCACAGTTCACCATACCGTGCCAACCATTCAACTTGTTCTTAACGATGTTGATGTGACGTAGTGGACTCTCTTCTTCTTGTCCTTCGACAGTAGGAGACTTAGCAATCAGTACCATTAGGTCAGCTTCCGCAGCTTTACCTGTACGTGAACCTTCCATCATGGATTGGTTCAGCATCACCTTACCCTCTGCTTCAGCAGATAACTGTGACATATAGAACACAGCACAGTTATGTGTCTTAGCAATCTGACGGGCATGGATAGCGTTAGCCTTTAGTGCCTCATCAGGTCTAGCAAAGCCAGCCTGTTTGCTGAACTTATCGCCCATGTCTAACACTAGGATGTCAGGCTTGAACGTCTTGCAGACAGACTCAACCCAATTCATATCACGGTTAGATGCATCCTTAATCTTGATGTTGTCATACACCTGACCATAAGCGGCACGGGCCTGACCCATGTTGTCCTTTACTTGACGGGCTGACATACCAGCGGCGGCGGTAAGATATCTAGCACCGACACGATGTGTACCTTCTTCATTACATAAGATGATACACTTAGCACCTTGTGATGCAAACCCACCCGGACCAGCAATGATGCTAGCATGGAAGGATGTCTTGCCTGTGTTAGGTCTAGCACCTACCTCAATAAGCTGACCAGCATTAACACCCTCTACCTTACGTGCAACAGATGGTATGTTGAATGTCCAACGTGCCTCAAGGTCAGCCTTTGCTAGCAACGTCTCAATAGTAATGTCATCCCACTCAACATTTAAGTTGGGCGTGAAGTCATCGCCATACTGCTCAAGCAGGATACGTACAGGCTCAAGGCTAGTCTTGTCACCATTCACGTAGTCAAAGCCAAGGTTGGCAATGTCCTCGCCCACTACCTGCTGGAATAGCTTAGACAGTACCTCTTGTGCAATGTCACTGCCCATAGGGGTTTCTTTCTTAACCTGTAGGAACAGGGCAGAGTATGCTTGCTTCTGTGCTGTAGTGAGTGTTGGGTTGTCAGACATGAACAGTGCTTCAATCTCATCAGGTGTAACACTGCGTTCATACTTATCCATAGCTGTGTCTATTGATTGCTTGACCTTACGTACGTCCTTGCTAAACAAACGGTCTGGGCAACGTGCGCCACGATGGTCATCATAGAACTCTTTGTCCATCAAACTTCTAATCAGTGATAATTCCATATTTCTATTCTCCTATCATGTTGGTTAAGTTGGTTAGGTCTACATCATTACGATACTTCAAGTCATCTGTCAAACGTAATACCTTTACACTAGATACATAACCTCTCAATTCTTTTGCCATACCCAGAACTTTAGGTAAGGCATCAGGGTCTAGTGCAATTATTGCTGTTGAGAACTGTGATAGATACCTTTTGTGTGCTTCGGCGAGAGATGTTCCTAACACAGCAACCCCGACAAAGGAACCGCAACCAACAACGGCGGCACTTACACAGTCCTCAACAACTACAGCGACTTTACCACAACCGTGTGTATATGGCAAGCCTCTATCTCCATATCTTTTCCATTTAGGAATACGCTTTCCTAGTGAACGGCCAGTGGCATCAACTACAATGCCATCATGTACAACAGGAAACACAACCCTGTGTTCCTTAACGTCATACATCAAGCCTAATTCATCTGCATCTAATCCCCATGTGTCACACCATGAGACAAGCGCAGGGCGATTACCATGTGGTACTACATACTCAGGCATAACAAACTTAACAACCTGCTCTGCATAATCATCTGCTCCTTTGAAACCCTTTCGGATGTCATCGGCAGATAGATTAACACGAGTACCACCACTAGCATCACAGGATGCCTTGTAACAATTCCATACCAAGGAACCCATGTTGTTAGTCACAGTGAATGTCTTGTATGACTTACAAGCAGGACAGTTCATCCTTTCTGTATGTCCTACAGGAATATCCATATCACTTATAATGTTATATATATTATACATGTATTATACACTCTCCTTGTCGGCACTTGATATGCTTATACCATGTGACTTTCTAGCTGTCAATGCACTATTTGCAGATGCATACGTATTTTTCATGTAAGGTTTAACTGATTGAGGATTACTGTGTCCTGTAACCGACATGATTTGTCCCATAGGAACACCTGCCTCAACCATCTGTGTTGTACCAGTCCTACGTAAGTCCATAAGACGTAGTTCATTAGATAGCCCTGCAAGCCTCATCACTGAGCGACCTACTCTACCTAGCCTATCTATACTATAAGGTTCGTAAGAGCCACTGACGGGCGTAGGACGAGGAGCAACGTACTCTTGAAAGCCGAAGTCATCATGTTGCTGTACAAGCATGTCATGTAAATCATCTTCAATAGGTAATGTTACCTCTGCCCTACGCTTGCTCTGCTCTAGGTACATCTTACGATTATCTAAGTCTATGTTATCCCATGTCAGTAAGCGCATATCACCCAGCCTTTGGCACCACTCATAGGTCATATGGATAATCAACCCTATGTTGCGGTAGTTGAAGTCAGCATAAGCTGTGTCAAGGAATTGACGAACATCATTCTCTGACCATACTACCTTACGTTGTGGGGATGTCTTACGTCTAACACTAGCAAACGGATTGACTGTAGCATACTCCATGTCGATAGCATACCTGTACACGAGAGATGACACAGTACAGACATGGTTGGCGAAGCTGATACCTCGCACAACCCACTCTTCATACGCATGTTTGGCTTGCTTACTTGTTAGTTTATCATAGGCAATGTCACCAAACGTGTCAGTCAGTATGCCTAAGAAATATTGATAGTCTTTCTTAGACTTGTCTCTTAACATACTGAAATCATTAGAAGAATAGTATTTCTGTACCATGTCATTTACTGTTTTCATGCTGCAATTAACTCCTTAAATTGCTTGCTCTCAATCCACTGAGACACCTTCGCCTCACGCTGGAACATAGACACAGGCTGTGTATCACCACCAGTATTACGTAGCTTGAAGCCGTTACGCTCATCAGCATACGTTGCATAGTTAGTGAACGCTGAGTACAATGCCCAAGCATTATGCCCTCTGACGTTAGCTTCCTGCTCATACAACAGCATCATTTTCTCTGCTGTCTTGTCTGACTTGAGCAGAGATTCAAGCATAGGTTTAACGTCACCAAAGAATACAGGTGTATTAGCCCATCCTTGTAGGCGTTCAGACTGTGCATAGAAGTCCTGCTTACTACGGTTAAGCTGACCAATGAACCTGTCAAGGCTGAAGCCACTCGTATTCTTACGGCGTACCTTGTCATGCTCACCTCGTATCATACCATTGGTACAGAAGAAGTCGATAGCACCAAACAGTACAGTGTTAGAACATGTACCGTCCACACCATGCAATGCAATGATGCGCTGTGCAACCTCAGTCTCATGCTTGGGTGTAATAACTTTGGCAGTTACATTAGGTAGGGTCATGTCCATCATAGCCCAACCATTCTTGTGTGCATCCTTCCAAGCAATAGTCGCACCATACACTTCATATGAAGATAGGTTGTCTGTCACTGTGTCCATTACACTGCGAAAGAAGTCACCATGTGATGCACAGGTAAAGTCTTTGCCTACGATAGCGATAGGTTCACCTGTGTTATTGTCGATGACATACTTCTTGTCAGCAACACGGGTTGGTTCAAAGGTTACATCAAAGTCTAAGTTCTCTGGAATATATTCTAATGGCATATCAATTCTCCTTTTCTATTGGTTAGGTCCAACATTGGACTAGTAGTTATATCATATAATATGTACAACTGCAATAACTATTACAGGAATAAGGTGTATAATAATAAGTGTCTCAAGCATTTTTATCTCATCCATTTGGGCATATCTCTGCCCTTGTTGTATCTTGCGAACTTAGTCTTGTCTACTTTATAGAACGCACGGTACGCCATGATGGGCCACTTCTCATCTGTCTTGCAGTCATCGTGACCACTGAAACACTGAGGGTGTGGGGTCAGTTGTCCATCAGGTATGAAGTGTCTAGCCGCCAGCAAATGCTGTGGCCTTGCGTCTGGGTTAGTTGTACTAGGATTACCAGCACCGTGCCACTTGTCATACCTGTGATGATACTCACACAGCATGGATGTATATAGGTTGAAGGCATAGACAAAGTTTGCCCGTGTCTCCATAGCCCACAAGGTACAAGGATGCTTCTGATGTACTGGTTTATATAACTGGTGATGCTCTGCATACTCAGGTGCATGATGCCATATGCTAGTGCATAGCATCTGCGCTTCTTCCAATGGCATCTTGACAACATGCTGGTCACATAGTGAACGTGCTATAGCGTCAGGGTGATGGTCAATCAAAAATCTATTCATGCTTATCTCCTAATCAGTTTGGTCTACAGCTACTAATTCGTAGTCATCAAATATGTCACGCACGTGTTCCTCACTATATGCGTACACATAAAAGTAACATTGTGGATGACCTAAAGCTGGGTTATTTTTAAGTTCTACATAATATCTATTCATCATCCATCACCTCGTATGTTGTAAATTGCTCCAACCCTTCACGCCAATCTGTCTCATCGTAGTCTGTCCATTCTTCTGACCTATCTCTATTTATATCTTCCAGTATATCAGACAGTGCTAGTCTAGGATAGATAGACCCATTACTTTTGTCCATAATAGTATATGTTTTATTCATGTTCTCCCCCATTTCCTCTACCGAATCCACCTAGATACTTGGGTGTCTCAGCATCTTTCTTGTTCATCTTCTCAATAACATTGCCGCATACATAGCAGTACATCTTGGATGCTAGCCGCCGCAGCTTATCAGATATGTACTGTGTATTCAAGCAGTGCTTACATACGTGTTTAATCATTGGTCATCTCCTCTAAGTCATCTACATCAATGCCATCAGACATATATGAATAGTCTATGTTATCTGCGTAAAACTCCTTAACACTACCATCT